TCTTGCCGTCAGGATGAGATACTGCATAACTTCTGTTTCCGCCAACGGTGATGGCAGACGCTGAAATAAATGTCACCGTATCTGTCAATGGATCAAGCTTCATCACCATCTTGCGGGCAGTGTTGTTCGATACAGAATATAGATTACCGTCTACACCGATGGCAAGATTATCGTAGTACGAACAGTTTCCTTCCGTTCCACCAATCCAAGTCGTCGCGGCGGCGCTTGTTCGTACATTGGCTGGATCGAACTTGATGAAATGTTGTAGTCCAGCACCATCCTTGTAGTTCTTACAATACATGTACCCTGTTCTGGCAAGAACTACACCACTAGTACGAAAAGATACACCAGATGTCCATGCAGACGTATATCCAGTATCGTTATCTGTATTCAGAAAATATAGTCTGGTTTCATCAAAGTTCTGCCGGACGATATGATTGTTGGGAAGCAACCATCCTTGTCCTGACTGTCCATATACCGACAGCGTATGGGCACTTGCAGATGCAATCGTTCCAGACCCGGACATCTGTTGTAGAACCTCATACGACGTCTGCTGCATTCCAACGCCCCAAGGCTTGACATACAGAGGCTGGCCAGAACCGGACATGATACCGACAACATTGTCAGAGCCAAGAGTCACATCGGTGAATACACTGGAAGATACATTCAGCATTGTTTATTCCTTGATGAAGTAGAGTGTCTTCGGATCAAGGCCGGAACCGGATGCTGTATTGTATTCGGTTCTAGTTCCGACCCATACACCATATCCATTCCATGTGGAAGAAGTGGCGGCGTAAGAAGCTGATACCGCTGGTTGAGCTGGTGCCCATGAAGCTGACAACGCCTGAAGAGCGTATGAACTTGTCTCAGGAACGGTCGGTTGCGGTGCCCAAGACGCCGAAACTGCATGACTGGACGACAGAGCATATGAAGAACTCAATACGCTCCAGTCCGCAATCTGCGTCGATCCAGATACGATTCCAGATGGAAGTTGGGCTGAAGATGATACCAGTCCAGTTGGTAACTGTGCAGAAGAGCTATAGATGTTGCTATTATTGAGAATCTGGGCAGAACTGCTTAGAATACCAGCTGGAAGTTGAAGGGAACTTGAATATACGCCACTATTCTGAAACACCTGTGCGGAAGAACTGACTACACCGGATGGAAGTGGAGCGTAACTTGCCGATACAGCGTTAAGAACATAAGAAGCTGTAGCAATGGTCGTTGGCTTGTTCTGGACATTGCTGTAATCTACATATGAAGCTGTTTTAGCCAAACCTGCGCCACTTGCGGAGCCAATAAGATTTCCATAAATCCATCCATTCACCAGATACATTGAACCGATTGGAATATCGATCTTATGATCTACTGGAGTAGTATTATAAGGTAGTGTTCTGATTTGAGCAAATAACGACTCAGAATTTGGAGCGTATATTCTAAGACTTGCGGTAAGACTATTTACTACGACATTTTGTCCAACAAGATTTGTTACAGTTTGAGCTGAAGATGATACAACGCCAGATGGAAGTGATCCAACTATAGATACATAGGACGCGGTTAAAGCGTAACTTGCCGATACAGCGTTCCGAACGTAACTGGCCGTCTCTATAGTCGTAGGCTGTTTTTTAATATCCGTATAACTTATCTGATGAGACGAACTGACGACACCATCCTTCATCGGAGCATATGAAGCGGTGACGGCATAAGATGCGGTGACAACCGCTTCAGGTTTGTTCTGGATGTCATTGTAATCAACTTGCGCCGATGCTGAAACTAGTCCATATGGTAATTGAGCCGAAGAACTGACTACATTACTATTGTTTAGCACCTGCGCTGAAGAACTGACCAGTCCAGATGGCAGTATAGGCGAATTCAGCGAGTAACTGGCAGTCAATGCATAACTGGATGATTCGATAATACCGGTAAGAAATGATGCGGTAATACAATATGAAGCGCTTTCAATCGTTCCTGTAAGAAAAGAACATGTCTGCGCATACGATGCACTCAATACTTGCGGACTTACAATCTGGGTAGTGGGCAAGAGACCAGTATAAAGAGCGTTCTGGACATACAGATTAGGGTATTCATTTGAGTCATACAACGGTGTTTCACTTGTATTTACAAAGGTGAGAGGCGAACTATTCTGAAGCAATGTCCGCAAATCTTCCCGAATAGCAACGACATCATCATACGTTTTTGCAACAATAGTAAAAGTATAGGTCTCTTCGCGGAAGCCACTTGGTCCTGATAGATCAGCCTCTTCTTCTCCAGCCACCATATTCCAGATGATGAACGGCAATACCGCATCGGATGGCGACGTTATTGGATACGGCTGGACTCCCAATACCGCTTTGATCAGAGAAATGATATACTGCTCGTTTTGCATATGGATAAATAGTATCAGACACTGCTCTTGGCTAGTTTTCTCTCAAGCACTTTTATATATTTGTTCAATACACCAGCCGCATTTGCTTCATAGGCGTTTGTCATAAAATGGGTATCCTTATTCACAAGATTAGCGTATTTGACAGGCCAGACCTTGCGTCCCTTGGCATCCGAACCAATAGTTCTCTTATTGACGCCCACCATTATGGTAATGGACTCATCCGCTGGACGAACTATCTTCTTGCGGACAATAGATTTCTTCAACATGCCAGTCCGCACTGGTGCGGCACCTTCTATCGCCCGTTCCATCGGCAACATTGCGGCATAGGTTGAAGAGATAAGGTTTTTGGCCGCAAACTCTTGAGACAACATCTTAAGACGGGCCATACATTCATCCATACCGGTAAGTTTTACATCAACGATCATGTTAGTGTTTGAGTCGTTCGCATGTAAGTTCCAGATACGCTTTGCGATATGGTTCGGCTATAAACGTAACGCCATACTCTCTATCTTCATACTTTACTTTTGCATTCTCATTTACATCGTTTCTATAGCGTATCATGAACGTATAGGTGGCTGAGTCGCTACCTATACCATTGATTACAGTTTCATTACCGGATTTACGTACCACCCTTGCGAAACATATTGATCCAGAGTACTGGACAGTAGGTTGTCCATATGAGGACCGTTCAACCGATCCAGATTGAAGCATCAACTCAATGGGTGTATTCAGAAGTCCTGGGTTCATGACAGTGTATAACGTTTGTTGGGATGCAATAGATTGACAAAAGAGAACGATGGTTTGGATACGCTGACACCATAGACATCATTGGAACGTTGTTCGTATCCATCAACAACATACTTCAGCATTGCCAACTTTACATTCGCGGAAACTGTTGCATCGCCTGTATTGAATGCCACAGATACTTTATCGATATTTGGTAACGATCCAAAATACAAATATGCTCCATCTGGTTTGTTTTCCAGCTCAAAATCGGTGAATGAAGATGTTCCTACCATTACTTCAGCCGACTTTACATAGAATGGCGCAATCTGTATGGTCCAATTTGTAGGATACTCAGCGGACATGCTACGGCTGGTTATTGGATAGCCAAGGAAGTCCTCAGCCGCGTCCAATGATCCGGTTATGAGCATGTTGATGAGATTGTCATCCAATTCATGATCTACGCGGAGATACCGCTTGGCATCGGTCAAAGAAAGTCCATAGGTGAGAGGTTCTGTAGATGTATATCCGGAGAATGAGTTGCCCATATCCAATAAATAGTTGATGGTGGAGCAAATACGCAAAAAGAAAGACCGGCCTATTACGACCGGTCCTCTTTAGAAGAATATCAGCTGTTACTTATTTTAGGCAGCAGCGACGATGCGAACAATACCCTTGGTGCGTCCGAAACGCGCATCCTTGAATGCGGTCAGCAAGTGACCACTGGTCAAAGAAGTCGCGTAGAGTTCGCTCAAGCGCTTGTAGGTATATGCACCATTGCCGAAGGCGCCGATGCGATACTGTTTGAGATTGACCAATGCGCCAACCGTTGTTCCAGCCGTTGCAGCGACTGCCACCGGCGAAACAACAACCTTGATACCATTGATATACGGAACACCGTTGATAAAGGTAACAAGATTTAGCGGACGACCGGTCGTATCCGTCATTCCAGCGATTGCTCCCAGGAATGCGTTACAGACGACGAACACCGCACCAGCGCGGAACTCAGGGCTCATCTTGTAGGTGAGATCGGCCAATTGCTTGGCGACCACCGAACCGGATGTAACCGATACTGAACCCGACTGAATGGCTGAGCCAACGCCAGTAGCGGTCATAAGACCCTCAGGCTGATTGACACCAGAACCGGACCAGTAGGCCGTTTCCTGCGAAAGATAGATGGCCTCACCGAAGGCATCAACGAAGTCGGTAACGAACTCTTCATTCGTCGCGGCGGAGAGACGGTCGGTAATCTTGCCAAGGGCGGCAAGAGCAAATGGCTTCAGGCTGATGGAACCGGTGCTGACATCGGTGGCATTGATGGAATCGCCTTCGGCCACCCATGCGGCAGACGCGTCACCAAAGATAGGATACGACTCAAAACCGCGGATAGTCTTGACGCCGGCCTCATTCTCAACACCAGGAAGCGCCTTGACGACTGCTCGTAGGGCGACGTCGATGGTCGTAGGAATAAGGATACCATTGCCAGAGGCCAGATCGCGACACTCAAGACCGCGAAGCACATGGTCGCGGAACTGGGTGAGCATGGCATCTTTCTTGTCGCCAATGGCCGGAAGAACGCGGGTCTCAACGACCTGCTCTACATTCTTGCGATATTCCATCGAACGGGCTTCCCGGGCGATGTCTTCGCCAAGGGACTTGATTTCAGCGTCGATCTTGTCAAAGCTGGAGCGCTCTTCAGCAGTGAAAGAACGGTTTTCGGTCTTGGCCTTGGCGACGATGCCTTCCAGCTGCGCGATGGCCTCATTTTTCTTGTCAATAAGGGACATAATTTATCCTTGTATTTGGTTGTTTAGATTTTAGCCAACCGAACCCGGCGGCTGTAGGTATCGTAGAGGTCGCCAAGCTGTTTAGCTCTTTGTTCTACAGAAAGTGTATCGTTCTTGGCCAACTCCATAGAGCGGACAGCAAGAGAAGTGTCTGGATAAGCTGGGAACGTAACTGGACTTACCTCAAAGAGATCAACATCCAAAAGTTCCCTACGATTCGGCGTAGAGTTGAAGTCCCACTTATCCTTACGCGTAATGAAGCCGAATGACATCTGGGAAAGGTCGCCTCTAGCGATCATCTCCTTTACATACGGCCCCTTACCTGTATTGGGAAGACGGAGAGACATGCGTAGTCCCTTATCATCTACCGTAAGTGTCAAGGTTTTGGATATTGTGCGACCAAGTAACTCGCTGGAGTCATGGTTGAACAGTGCCCGAACATCTGGATTCTCCGCAAGAGAGCGGTTAAAAGCCTCTGGATTGACCGTCTCAATGAAGCCGCCAAGGTCAAGTGAGTCCTTGTTGAATACACTTGCATATCCATCAATGTAGGAATCGCCACCTTCACCAGCGCGAACCTCAATGTTGGTGAAGTTGTATATACGTTTTTCGATGTTCATTTTACTATAAGTATCACTGTTGCGGTTGATTTTCTGTAGTTTTATCCGTAGGCCCGAGGTTCAGCGGCGTCCGTAGAACGTCACCGCCTTCAATCTTTGGATACCCGGCGATTGCCCGCATCTCATTGATGGTAAATAGACCAGCGGAGATGCCTCTGGACATGAAGTTC